CTCTTGGCTGGGTTCGGCATCGAGGAGCCGCGCCTGTACAAACTGGGGGCACCGCACAACAACTGCGGTGGCTTGTGTGTGCGGGCGGGCCACGCCCATTTCAAATGGGCGTTGGGTGCGATCCCTGACACGTACGCAGATTGGGAAGCCAAGGAAGGGGAGATGTGTGAGTTCCTGGACGCTGACGTTGCGATCTTGCGTGACAGGTCGGGTGGGGGCAGCAGACCCATCACGTTGAAAGATTTTCGGCTCAAGGTCGAGTCGGAAGACACAGGTCAGTTGGACCTGTTCGAGTGGGGAGGTTGCGGATGCATGACAGAGTACGACTGATGTCGGCCAGCCCTCGCAAGCCCGTGGAGGGGAAGTGTTCTCTTTGCGGTCGGGTCGGGGAAGCGGTGCGGACAGGCCACAAGGTCACAAGAGATCTGGCACGGGAGGGGTTGCCTGAAATCGGGCAGCTTTGTATCCGATGCTGGTGCGGTTACTTATCGACAAGACAGACAAGGAGAGATGGATGAAGGGTAGTGAGATCAGGGCTACTTGCGGCCCCTGCGGCGAGGAGCGGCACCTGGCGGGTGGCGTGCCGACGGCGGCGTGGAATAGGTTTGTGCTCAGGGAGGGGCTGGTTCAGGATCTGTTTCCTGCCTTGTCGTCGGCTGAGCGTGAACTGGTGATGGGTGCCCGCAACGGCTTCGGGTATGTCTGCGAGGACTGTTGGGGCACCGTGTTTGAGGAGCTTGCCGAATGAGTTGGAGAGAGGATGCTGCGTGTGCGGGGATACCTGTTGATCTCTTCTACTTGGAGGTGGGTAACGGTGATCCTTCGGAGGCGAAGGCTGTGTGTGCCTCTTGCGTTGTGAGGGAGGAGTGTCTTTCTTATGCGGTGTCGGCGCCTGAGGTGTTCGGTGTTTGGGGTGGGCTTGCTCCGAAGAAGCGGCGTCCATTGAGGAGGGCTGCGCTCGGGGGGGTTTGAACACACACAACGTATCATACTATGATAGACCGTATATGCACAATGCGAAACGAGCGGAAGGAGAAAGGTGGGGAAACCAAAGAATCTAAGCATGACATACGAGGTGCTGTTGACGGGGCTGATCCCGTTCGTCGTTGATGAAGACGGCAACGTGACAACTGGCCGATGGCAGACATCCAAAGCACAAGTGCTGTCACTGGAGGTGACAGAAGGAGAGCAAGATGAATAAAAAGATTATTCCAGCGATCTCCACCCCGACAGGGGTGGACAGGCAGCGGGGTTACAAGACACTTCGCACTCGTGCCCTGTGGCATCTCGTGCAGGAGGCGGTGAACAAACCAGGCGAAGCGTTGGCGTCCACTGACCTCGTGTTTGAGGACCGACGGGGCGCAGTCGTTGAGGCTTCCCGTATAAGGACAAGCAGGAACGGCACAGTTCAAAACGCCATGTTGGCGGTGGGTGCGAGGGGCCTGCTCGAGGCGTGGGCCGAGGAACACCACTTCGGCCACACCCTGGGTATGAGGTTCCTACCCAAGGCGTTGCCCGCCAACAAGATAAGCAAGGAGGAAATGGCTGCTATCTTGGCCCATCCCGTCGCCACCAATGCGGCGCGGGAGGCAGCGAACCAGTGACCGTCCGCGACCTACGGAAAGAACAGTGTTATACTGGCTGCTAGCAGGCAAGCAGGCCAGCGGCCCACCCCTTAGGGGGTGGGCCTGCTAGCCTCTAGCCCAAGAGAGAAGGAGAGAGAAATGAACGAAGAGCATTACATCGAAGACGGACGTTGGCATCACACCTGGCACCAGTCCGACCTGAAGGCGTTGGACATGTGCCCTGAACGGGCACGTCTCATATGGAGCGGAGAGGTTGCCGATTGGGAGGGGGCTGCCTCCACGTTGGGTACGGCATGCCACAACGCCGTCGAGTACATCATCACGGTTCCCGACGGGTTGATGGCTGCCCCAATCCACCTCTGTGACGAGACTTATACTGCCCTCCATGAGCGGTTCGTCCACGAGTTGGACGACCTCGTTCCGACGATCACCAAGTGGGACAAGTTCAAGTCTCGTTCCGCTATGGAGAAGACGGGCGCAACGAGGTTGGACTCATGGTACGAGCAGGTGTACCCGAGCCTGACCCCCATCGGGGTGGAGGTGGACTTCAACGAGTTGCTGTTCGAGGACGACGAGCGTGTCGTTCGGCTGACGGGACGCATCGACCTAATAGATAGCAACATGGGTTTGGTTGATTGGAAGTTCCCTGGCCGTGACTACTTCAAGACCGATTTTCAGAAGTCGGACTACAGGAAATGGGATCCCCAGTCCACCACGTACTGTTGGGCGACGGGCCGTAAGACGATGACGTTCTACTGCATGTACGGCAGCAAGGGTGAGGTGTCATCGTTGACAGTTGAACGAGGCGAGCAGGACTTCCAGTTCCTGCGACGCAAGGTCGAGGCGGCGAGCCGCCTCGTGGAACAGTCAAGCCTGAAGGTTTGGCCGTTGAATGATGCAGGCTGGTGGTGCTCCGAGAAGTGGGCGCCGTGCTGGTCTGTTTGCAAAGGCAATACGACAGCATCGGAGGATGCAAATGGATAAGGACAAGTTGATAGTCGCGCAGAACTGTAACTCTGCGACGGCTCAGGTAATGGCTGCTTTGGTAAGTGCGGGTGTCTTCACGTATGAAGAGGTGCGTGCCAACTGGAGCGACCTGCATGGCATCGTGAATGCAAACACGTTTGCCACCGCAGCCGCACAGGCGATTGCTGAGGCCATGCCAGGCGTTCAGGTGGCACCAGTCCCCCCAACGCCCCCCGCAGCCCCTCAGGCGCCCTCACAGGGCGTCTCAGCGGCTTCTGGTACACGCCCCAAGTCGCCGTGGATCAGGGAGGATGCCTTTGATTACGTTACTCAAGCCATTGAGTACGAGCGCCTCAGCGGCATCACGTTCGGGTCGATGGACTCGAACTTCTACTGCAATCAGAGCGCCAAGTCGGCTGGCGAAGTCAACGGTCGGAAGATCACCAACGTGGCGACCTACCCTGACGCCAAGGTCAAGCCTGTTGAACGGCTAGGAGGAGAATGGGGTACCCACCTCAACAGGTACGCTGGCTACGCCATCGACTTTGATAAACTGCCTTCGTCCTTCACGCGCCCCCCCGCATACGTGAGGTGACATGAACACGCGGCTGACCCTCGATGAGGCTCAGGCGCGGGTGCAGCAGGCGCGGGCTGGTGATTCGGCTACTCTCTCCCCCGAAGAACCCGCCCGCCCTGTTGCCGTCCCTAGCCTGCCTACCTGCCTAGACATTGCTGAACGCCTGATAGAAGACGCGTCAGATACATCCAACAAGTGGCCCCTTGGGATCCACGAAATAGACGACGCACTTGGCGGCGGTCTAAAGAAACGTGAATGCCTGGTTGTGGCTGGTAAAGCCCACACGGGCAAGACGCTGCTGATAATCAACGCCGTTGCCCGCAACCCGAACAACGTCGTCATGTGGATGACACCTGACGAACCCGACTTGATGGTGCTGTCTCGCATGTTGAGCATCAGGCTCAACAGAAATCCACGCGAGGTGTACGATCTGGCCCGCAGGGGCGACGACCAGATCCTTGCAGCGATACGTCACCAGTCGGAGACAGACCTCAGGAACCTGCGGATCATCGACCGCTCCACCTTGTCCCAGTACGCCGCAGCGATGCGTAAGGCGGGTATCCAAACAGAGGGACCTCTGGACGTAGCGGACCACATGCTGGGCACATGGGCTGAGAACGCATACGGGCGCAAGGCCGACGTGTTCGTCTGGGACTTTGCTTCCCAACTAGACGACTCCGACCTGGCCGATGACCCATCCCGCATATCGGCTTTGAAGTCGCTGGGGATGAGGCACGATGCGGTGACCATCATCGTGCATCAGGCGTCCCGTGGCTCAGCGTCCCGTGGCTCAGCTCTAGGCATCGAGGCGGGTCGTTACGGTGGAGAAGATCTGGCCCACTTCATGCTGACCGTGTGGCGCCCACACGAAGCCGACGGGTTGGCTCCCGACGAACGAGCACAACTAGAAAACGTGTTCGGTGTGGCCCTGGTTAAGAACAAGAGGTTCGACGGCAAGAAGGTCACCATCAATATGGAGATCACGAAGGCAGGTAAACTGTTGGACCCGTGGGAAGAAACGGTGATCCAGTACCGTCTAGGCGCGCTCGACCATGACTGACCTCACGTCATGGTTCCACATGACATTCCATGGGTTCCCCTATGCGTGGGGAGAATCAGGCGACCACCCGCACACCATCTGGGAAGACCTCTCGTTGGCCCACTTCCGCCGACACCTAGATGGTGAAGCCCCGCTGGGTATCTACCCGATGGTGTACGACCCGAAACACAAACACGTCGGTCCCAGAGGGTGGGATGAGAACCGCCGATACCCCGACATGGATCCTGCGTTGTGGGTGTGCGCTTGGGGGTGCATCGACATCGACGCCAAGTCTGAGCACCACTCAGGGCAGGGAACAGAGGATGAGGTGGCGAACTATGCGTTCAGCCTGCGCGCCGTTCTCGCAGCGTTGGACATACCCGCATGGGTGGAACGCACACGATCAGGGGGCGCCCACATTTGGGTGTTCTCCGACACCTGGTGCTCCACTGCCGACATGAGAAACTGTCTTCAAGCAGCCGAACAGATCGCAGACGTACCAACCGACTCGCCGTTCCCGAAAAGCGAATCGCTACCAGGCCCCCCAGGGAACTTTGTTAGGCTCCCCTACTTTGGTAACCGACCGCATCACGACAGGCAAATAATTGTCGAAGAGGACGGGACCCCTATACCGTTGGAGGAGTTTCTGCATCGGGCAAATGCCCGACGAGGCAAGGTCGCTGACATCAAAGCGGCTGCGTTGCTGAAGGTAATGCCGCAACGGATGGAGCGACGCCCGCTTTCACATGAAAGCAGGGCTGCGCCGAAGGCAATGTGGGGCACACTGAAAGAAATGTTTGTGAATGGGCCGCCACCGTCAGCGTTCATAGAGAACCAAGGCGCAGGGAAAGGTCGGCACGGATGGTTGTATAAGTTCGCTGCGTTCGCTGCACGCGACGGCCACTCTCTTGATCGTGTAGTGTCTTGGTTGATGGATTTAGACAACAGGTCCACCCACAAATTCTATGTCGGCGGTGAACCCCAGCACGACCAGTTGTATCAGATACGGAAACTTGCAGAGAAAGCATTCCAAGATGCCCAATCAGGAATACGCGTTTATCGTTGAGGGGCGCCCCCGACCCAAGGGGCGCCCCCGCATGACGCGACGGGGACGTGTCTACACTCCGAAGGAGACGTTGGAGTACGAGGCAACAATCGCAGAAGCATACGACGGCCCCATGTTCGACGGCCCGATCCTTATGAGGATCGCGTACACCCCCGAGTATCAAACCATTGAGATCGAGGAGATGCCTGACGCCACGTCGAAACTGCGTTTCGACTTGGACAATGCGATCAAGGCCACGTTGGACGGGTTGAACGGCATCGCCTACCCTGACGACAAGTTGGTGTATCACATCGAGGCGACGAAGCTGTGATAGGTTACGGAGTGGCAGGTCCAGGTGCGTTCAAAACCAGATTTGTGTTTTGTTCATTAGCGCACTTGGGCCTGTCACCACCATGAGCAACGCCCAGTTCTCCGAACAGGAGTTTGGGAAACGCCTCGACGGCATGGGCGACCTGGCTGAAGGCGTGTTCGAGGAATGGTGCGGCGTCAACTACGTCAGGTTCGGGCTGAACCGTCCCCCCATCGCCATGTGGAAACTGCCGCTGCGTATCCGCCACACACCAGACTATCTGACATCCGACTACCTGGTTGAAGTGCAAGGCTTCGGGCGCAAGCAGATCGTCCACATGAAGTTAGACAAGTGGCAGGCGTTGCTGTGGTGGGACCGCAACGTCATGCCTGTCCGCCTGTTCCTCCACGACTCACACCATGATCGGCAACTCATGTTCCCGATCAAGAAACTGCGCCGACTCATAGAGGCCGCCGAAGTCCGCGCTTTTCCAGAAGGAAACGAGTACTATGCAATCAAGGCGGGAGAGGTGTGGGATTTGTTGGGATAGTCGATGTCGAAAATGGTCAGTGTGGATCCCACGGGCTGGTTACTCGACCGAGCACTCAACGACTACTACCGCGCCGTGCTCCCAATGGGTGACAGCTCTAGACCACTGAACGAGCTTGCCGCGTTGATGCAAACACCACCAGGTCGTGAGCCGCATTCCTCGTCTGCGGGGACGTGGTTGTCACCTCAAGACAAAATCGTTGTCGAAGCGTTGGCTGAACTCCCCGAACCACACCGAATGGTGCTCGAATGCCGTTACGGCGCCCAGTTGTCTCTTCGTCAAATAGAGCGAGTAACGGGTATACCGAAAACCACGGTGGCGCGCAGGCGTGACGAAGCGCCGCAACTCTTGGCGGAAATTTTGAAACGCAAGATGCCTGCCCTTGCGGACAAGTACTACCTGGACTAGATCTCAGGGTCGGAGCGGGCATCCAATGCCCGCAACGTCATGTCCTGAATCAGCCTGCCGAAGAACTCCTTGAACACGGGATGCACAATGAACCCGTGTTGGACGCGCCAGTCCTCCGACACCAACCCCTCGGCCTCCTCCTCGGTTAAAACGATGAGGACGCCGAGCCTGTCTTCGCACCAGCCCGCATGCGTTCCGTCTTCTATGTCGAACAGGTTCACGTCACGGCGCATGTTGCCATGCACTGTTTCCGTGATGTCGTCGCCGTGTTCAGCGAGAAACATCTCCCATTCGTCAGACATTACGCAGCCCGCTTGTCCAATACTTCCTTGCACCAAGCTTTCACCAGGGCCAGCAACGCAGCGCCAGCACTTACGAAAGCAGTTTCGATTGTGGACATGTCCCCCAGTATAAACACGGAAAGGAATGCTTGTGCGAACGTAGCTGCTGCCCGTTCTAGCTTGTCTCTCCAGTCCCCCGAATTCAAAGTAGTCATTTCTTCCTCTTCCTAGATCGTTTGGCGTGATCATGGGCGATAGCGACCGCCTGATCGCGCGGGTACCCCTCGTTGATGAGGCGCCCAATGTTCGTGTTGATGGCGTTCTGAGAAGCGCCGCGCATCAGAGGCATGCTAGTACCTTGGGCGTCGAGGCTTCTTCTTCCCTGGCATTAGTCGCGCAGGGCTTTACGGGCGCCGCTCTTAGACGGTGAGCCGACCTCACCGATGCCGCCACCAGTTTTCACTGTGGTGACGAGCACCTTGGCGGCCTTCACTAGGCGTGGTGTTGAACCATCCTTCATGGTGTCCTACTTCCCGAAGGGGCGTCCGCCGCTGTTGGCGTTCCCCAGTTTCGTGCTACGCAGATAGGCGGCGTCTTTCTTCGCCTTGTCGCGCATCGAATCGTCGTCGTATCCCTTACCTTTGGGCATCGAAATGCACCTCCTACATAAAGAACAAAGCGTCCCAAGTGGCCTTGTTGACCGCCCCGTTCACCTTCAAAAAGCCCCTGTTTCGTTGGAACTGCTTGACTGCGCCCTTGGTTTTCCAACCGAATATACCATCGGCAGGGCCAGGGTCACAATTGTGCTGCTTCAGCATTGATTGAACAAGACGCACCTCGTTGCCGCGCATCCTGCGCTTCAACGGGTGGCTGTCAAAGTTGGCACCCACCGCCCGCAGATAGGTGGTAACGTCACCCCAATCAACAGAAGGGGCGTGCCCCCCAGGGGGCGCCTCGAAGTGTGCGCCTCCCATCACCCAGCCGTAAAGCCACAACCCAGGGCAACTGGTAGAAGCCAAATCTTTATGCCCTTTGACCCACAGGCCCCCACCGTACTTATGTTGCAACTCGTCTATAACCGTTCGGAATCCCTGCTGGGCTTCCAAACTCAACGGCTGATTACCGTCCCCGATGTACGAAACGGCTTCCGTTTTGAAGTTCCAGTTCTTGGTGGCGCCACCCACGGCGCCACTTCGCCGCCCCTCATACACTGTGCCATCCACATCAATAAGCCAATTGTACGCAATGGACGACCACCCCCTGACCCCCATGTGGTGGCGTTCAAAGGCACGCACGGCTTCGGCCCCCGTGGGGCCGTTCTCCACTCCGCTGTGGTGGATAACGATGCCCTGCACCCGTTTCGGGTTCAGCCACGTCCACCCCTTGGTCGGAGCGGTAGCACCCCACTCTGAGCGGGAAACGAAAGCAGCCCTCACAGGTTCTCCAATGAAATCATGCGGCGCCTGTCTTCAGACCTGTCACGTTGCCTCGCATACGCCGTGCCTCGACCAGCACGCCAATCGCGTTCCCGCATGCCGATAGGCGAAATCCAATTCAACCAGTTCAGCAACAGGTCTTCCTTGAACCGCTCCTCCTTCGGGGCGAGGCGCCGCATCTGCGTGATATAGGGCACGAAGTTGCCGAGGTGGTACGCGAAGTCTTCTCGCATACCCCACTGGCCCTTGTGGTTCTTCTTCACCATCCCCATCGGCAACGCCTTCGACAAGAACGGCAACAACCCTGGGATGTCGAACACGCGAGGAGGCGGAATGAAATCTGTTCCGATCTCAGCCTGCGTAAAGATGTTCGTTCCCGTCAGGTACTCGATGGGGGCTTTGATCTGAGGGGCCAACCCTTCCGCTATGTGCTGGGCAGGCCCAAACGGTGTCTCCCTGGAAGGCATCTTCGCCACGTTGATGAGATCCATGAATGGCAGATCAGGGAAAGCGAATGTTCGCTGCCCCTGATTGGGGTTGCCCAACAGGCCCGACAGGTCGATACCCCACCGCTCCCCGTACCAGTCGGGAACATTCCTGTCCTTCTCAACACCGCTTTCAATGTTGTTCTTCAACTGGAGGTACCGAACGAAAGGCTTCGGGTTGCGACCCAACTGGGTCGCCATCAACGGAATCGAGTTACGTGTCCACGTATAGAACGGTATAGCGCGGGAAGCGACCTGTCGTTCAAAGTCGGTTTGCGCTTCCTTCGAGTAGTTGAAGTGGAACTTGTTGACCCTGGCAATCGCTTCTATGTCCGACATGCCCGTCGTCACCGAATCGAAAGCCAACATGCCGCGCAGCAGTTCTTCCGCCTCAGAGTTGCCGTTACGAATCGCCGTGTTGAACACGTTGTCACGCCGCAGCATGTTCGCCCTGATGGGGCGACCATAACGGTCAATGTGGGTGGCGCCGCCCAGTCGGAACGACTGCGCGACATCCATAGAAGCCTGACCTGCACCGACAGCACCCGACCTGTACACCCTGGCGAAGTCGCGCATCACCACGTCCTTCGGGTTCTTCGCCAGCTTCTCGGCCCCCAACCGTGCAGCGCGCCGCTTCAGGTCGGCGGGGCGCTTCCCCAGGAAATCCTGGAAGCTGCCGTCCCAGTCACGAGGATCTACCCCCGCCTCAGCCAACGCATCATCCCAGCCCGCCTTCATCGCCCGATGGCGCGCCTTCATGTAGATGAACATGTTGTCGAACTGCATCCCCGCCAGGATGTTGTTGAACACGCCGCCCAGCAGGTTGCGTTGAATGAACGCGGGCCGCGCAATCGCCTGCGCTTTGAAATAGCCCGTCAACGAATCCCACGCCTTCCAAAACTCGTTGCCTGTTCCAGCCCCAGAGTTCAACGTGGACCGCATCATCTCCAAGAACCTGCGGTTGGCTTCTTCCGACCCAAGAATAGACATGTACATTTGTTCGCCGTCTACGGCGGGGCCAAAGGGAAGGGCGCCGTCCCTGAACCCTGCACGCAACGCAGCAATGCTCGTATCTGGGTCAAGGTACCTGCCGTCGATCATGTGTTTGAACATGTTCTCGGCCTGCTGAAACTTCCCCATGTCCGTTTCGAGAACCTGACCGATCTCAGTGTCAAGCAGCTTGGCTTCCGCAGCGTCCCGCTGCGAGATCAGATCCAAAGCCTCAGCCTTGTTCCTCTGAGAGTTCGGGAACTTGGCGCTCGCCCCCTTATACGGGCCGCCCCCACCCACAGGGCCACCCATCGGATCAAACCCTGCCAGACGAGAACCCTGGACCCACGCCTCCTGAGCGCGCCTGTTCATGTTCACGACTTCCTGCAACGCTTCGCGTCGAGCAGCCTCAATCGTCAACCGCTCCGCCTCAATGTCAATCAGGGAACCCCTGGGGGTTGTGCCAACAGCGTCGGCATCAGCCCCCAACTTCAAAGCCTCAGCCCGATCCGCCACCTCGGCAGTGAAATCCCGTTGCAACCTTCGACGTGCCTGCTCCACCCAGTTGCGGTTCGTCAAATCGCTCAGATCAGTGGGGGCACGCCAACCAGCGTTGAACGTGATCTCCGCATCCAACTCGACGCCCAACCTGCGGATCTCATCCACCTGATCCACATAGTTCTGTATGTACTTCGGTGCGTCCTTGCGGCCCATCCCGTAACGGGACCTCCCCGACAAGCCCTCAACCAAGTCTTGAATGTCCTGAACGGTGCGGTCCAACGCACCCAACTGACCAGCCTTGCGTTGCGCTATACCGATCAGATCCTTAGCCAGTTCCAACTGCTTGAGAATATCCGTATACGCTTTCTTGCGTGTAGCCGCATGCTGACTGACGCCAAAACCCTCCAACTTCTGCGTCAAACCACGGTTGGTGATCCCATCAGCGACCGTGTTCAACATGCGGGCCAGACGAGTCGTGGACTCCAACGCAATCGACATGTCGAACAGATCGCGTTGAGCATCCGCGACATCAGGAGCGGTGCGGAAACGCTTCGTCGCCGCATCCCGC